GGGTTTCCTTCACCCGAGTATCTCCCGCTCTGTAACTGACTATATTCCGCTTTTAGTTTTTCATATACTCTTGCTGTAATTTTTGTTTTATAGCGTCGCTGCCGTGGGTTTTCAGCTCGCATCATACGCAGTGCATTTAACATTTTGTGCCTCGCTTCGCCAGTTGTTATTTTTGTCAGCAACCAATGGCAGATGAAGTGTTCCCTAGCAGTTAAGCGTGTTAAGTTCTCAGGTGTGTCTGCACCACCTAAACTCACTGGTTGTATATGGTGAGTTTCAGTATACTCATTGAGCACTCGTGTTTGCCCACGGGCTGTTATTTCTTGGTACCATTTTTCATATTTGTTCATATGTTTATTTATGTTCGTAGGCACGATATAATATTTTTATCAACAAAAAACCCGCCGAAGCGGGTTTTTGTATCAATTAAAAATTGATTAACTAAACGATAGGTTACCGCTAGTAATAGCAACTTCACCTAGGTAGTCACCAGCATTACCAAGTGAGCTAGCAGTGTTGGACAATTCTATGTAGCCATATCTTGTCATAAAGCCGACTACTGGCTCGAATGTTGCTGGATCAAGAACAACACCAGAGCTCATTAGCGGGATATATGGGCAATAGAACGCAGCAGCGTCGCTTTCGCTTGAACCCTTGTAGCCAACTAGAACAGCAGTGCTGTCATCAGCATAAGCGTCAACATAGATACGCATTGCGCTGTTGAGTGTACCAACAAACTTGGTGTTTGTAGGTGCTTCAAAAGTGCCTTCAGTTGTGCGAGCAAAAGCTGAAGTTGTTGCGCTCTGTAGAACTGTTAGCGCTGTTGGGCTAACAACGGCCCAGTTACCAGCACCACGACGTGTGCGCTGAGCGATTTGGTTAGCAACACGGTTGATTAGAACCGCTAGTGCAGCGTGCTCGTCACCAACGAATGTAGCTGTACCTGACACAGCAGCTTGGTCATAAGTTACACTAGTAAAAGCTAGGGCACGTAGTGAACCTAGGATCTCTTGATCAATCTCAACAGTGATCTCTTGTGCAAGAGCTGCCATGATCTCTGCCTCAACGTCTAGACCATGCATGGACTGCGCGTCTTGAGCAGCTTCAAAAGTCCAACGTGCGCTGAGTTTACGTGTCTTGGCTTCAACAACTTGCTTTAAGAGTTGAACGTTGATACGCTTACCAGGTGCGCCTTCTAGTGTAGCTGTGTTGTCAGCCTTACCTGTGCTAGTGCTGCCTGAATAAGCAGTAGCAATCTTGAATGGGCTGAGCGCTTCGTCACCAGCAACTGTGCTAGTATCAAAAGGTGCGCTAGCACTAGATGTAACTGAATCGGCATAACGAACACGTAGTGTGTGGATCTGAGCAACTGGACCTGTCATAGGCTGAACACCAACGATTTCGTTAGCGATAACAGTAGGCATAACACGACGGATGATCGGAAGAATCACACGGTTTAGTGTAGCAACGTTACCGGCGCTTGTGCTGCCAGCTGTTGCGCTCTCAAGCAGTTGCTTGCGAGTATTTTCAAGAATAACAGTCATTGTGGTGCGCTTGGTACCCTGGAGTCCTTCTAGGAGGGCCTCCTTGGTATCATTCCAGCGACCTTCTAATAGTATACGTGACATTTTATATCTCCTTTAATGTTAACGTAGTCCCGCTAGTCTCTTGATCTCAACAATGTTGTTGACATCCTGAGCTGGCTTAGCAGGTTTATCGCCAGTAATTTCAGTTGTTTCTTTGCTTTCGCTAAGTTGAACTCGTGCTACCTGCTCGGACTTTGCAGTCGAATCAGATTTAGCATTAAGTACTGCAGGCAGGTACTTGTCATACGCTTGGCGTAGCTTAGGTGTTTGTACTGATTCCAACATCTGTGTCATGACCACTGCACGTTCTTTTGCAAGAGGTGCAAGCAACTCACCCATGATCTGTTGGCGTTGTGTGCGTTCAGTAATAATCTTAAGATCGCGTTGGGTGTTTTCAACCAGCTGCTCACGCTTGACTAGTTGCTTACGACTCTCGGCGAGTTGGTGATTAAGTTTTGCAATTTCTTTGTTCTCATTGAGATGAGTTGCAGCAAATTCGGTTGCAAAAGCTTCAAACAGTCTACGACCAAACATGTTCTCTCTTGCCAGCTGTACGTCTTCCTTCAATTGTGTTAGTTCAGCATTTAGATTGTTGGCAACAGATTCTTTCACTAGACGTGCACTCCGTTCAACGAATCGAGTTTTAACTTGATTCAGCTGAGTCTTAGCTTCGGCAATTAATTTTACCTTAGCTTCAACTAGAGCACGTTTGTCCTGTGAAAATTCTCGAATTTCTTCAAAAAGACGATCTTGAACGAAAGATTCCAACACTTTGATATTGTCGGTATAACGCTTACGATCCTCACGTAGTTCGCTGATTTCACGCTTTAGCTGAGTAGCTAAAAAGCGAGAAGTTGCTTCAGCTGCTTCGGCAATTTTTTTGCCTAACACTACACGGTCTCTACGAAGTGCATCACGGTCCTCAGCAAATTCGCTGATTTCGCGTTGAAGATTTTCTGTAACCATACGGTCTAAAGCTTCAACCATAACGCTTTTGTCAGCATTATATTTTTTAGCGAATTCTTCGCGAAGTTCTGCACGAACTTGTTCACGGGCTTCAACAAGTTTGTTGTCCCACGCTTCCTGCAGAGCTTGCTGAGTATCACTATTCAATACTCCGCTTTCAACCAACGTTTTGATAGCTTCAAACATTGTGTTTTCTCCTGGTTAAATTTTTAATTCACTGATCAAAGCCAACACAGCTTTTTTCAAGTGTTTTTGTATTGCGGGGTCACTCTGCAATTCTCGACTCATGTCTAGTGCTCTATGCCCATATTTCATGTTAAGCAAACCTTCGTATATGGCTTTAGGGTATGCATTTGGAGCACTTGGTTGAGCGACAATATCTACAGTAACCATTTCAAAATCGCTAACGTGTCCGTTAGACTCACTTACATTACCCGACCCACGCGAGCTTACACCTAATTTCACACCACTTTCTAGCATGGTTCTTATTAGGTTACCCATTGGGGTAGGAATAATTTTCAGTTTACCATAACCGTTGGCGCCATCCATCCACATGTCTGTGATCATATGACTAACACGGTCTAGGTTAATTTTTAAATCATCCGGATGATCCACTTCGCCACATACACCACCGTGATCTCTAACAGTGGTTTTGATAGTTTCTACAGCACGGGCGATTTGATCAACTGGATAAATTCTTTGATTGTGATTTTTAACACCACCTTGAATGCAAATGCCCTTGAGGTAAAGGTCTCGGCCTTTACCATCAGGGCTGTCTACACTTTCAACGATGTGGCCAGCTACACTGGGAGCAATGTATTCTTGCAATAGTGTTTTGTTTTTTAACATTATTGTACCTTATTGCTCCGTAGTGATTACTTACGACCTAGTGGGCTCTTGACGTTGGTTTCGCCTTGCTTAGGAGTATTACGTCCTGTGCCGGCCATGTTACCAGTAGCGTCACTTTGCTTGCCTGAACCATAAGCAGCTTCTTTATGCTTGTAGGCTGTATGGCCAGCGTCTTTACCAGGAACGTTTGTAAACTTACCAGCGCCAGGTAGTTTGCCTTCGCCTTTGGTATACTCGTTGCTGGCCTTAACTGGCTTAGTACCGTCTTGGTCTTGATTACCGCCTTTTGATGTAGCAGTCTTCCCGCCCATGTCGTTCTTACCAGCAACAACGCTGGTCTTGTTACGACCACCTTGCTTTTCACTGTGAGCACCTGTACCGGCCATTTGACCAGACTCACCACGCTGTGAGTTGAAGTCGTGCTTGACTGGAGTAACGTACTCTTTGACTACACGCTTGTTACGAACAACGCTTTCGTCAAGTTCTTCCTCGTCAGCATCTTCAGCGTCTTCTTCGCTGTCCATGTCCATATCCATTTCTTCGTCGCCGGCGTGCTCTTCTTCGCCAGCTTCGTCGGCCATTAGACGATCAAACTCGGCCTT